TCAAAACGTCGATAAATGAATCATCAGTCATTATTGACTGATAAATTCGCGAGTGTCTAGATGATTGGATTGCTCTGACGACAGTCATAGGATCCAGCTTAGATACATTACCTTCATTTCCCATGCCACTAATGGCATCGAAATATGCATCGGACCGTATGCGCCTTTGTTCGTGAACAAGGAGCGAGAGCTCGTGTAAGCACAAACATCTTAAGATGTTCTGTCTTCTTATGGGATCATTTTCAAAATTGAAAATGGTTGCCGCTCTAGGGTCTGTTGGCTTAAACTCTCGTTTAAGTCCCGTCATGAATCTAGGTAGTGAGTATAGCATTAATGCCTTACTCACATACTTATCTGGATAACTAAGTATCAACCGCATAAAACTACTATCATCCATGAAGGATTCTAGAAGTCCGGCGTATTTAAAATCTGAAGCGACTAAAGTTGCTACTTTAGGTGAAACAGGAGAAACGTCAATTCCGTTGATGTATAAACGTCTACAGAATTCGGCAATTCTAATAGTGCTCGCACTAGAAGAATATCCTTTGATACTAGAGAATTGAACACCTAAGTGTTCCATTCCTTTAGTATAGGCTTGTGTCCCTTTAGAATTATTTCTAAAACACACATCATCACCGCAAACTGCTGTGTCTTTAGCTGGATCTTCCCCATTACTGGAGAATTTCCAATAAACATACAGACAGTGAGTCAGATGCGCCAACGAGAAACTTGGATAAGCTCCCATTGGTTGACCTGCGCCATATATCACTTTGTCGTCGCTACCAGATACTTTAAAGTCTCTGTGTACTAAAAGATGACGTACGCGTTTAGCATATTGTTCGTTAAACAATTGCTTTAATACTGACGTTTGAAGTTCCATAGGGAACCTATCCGTCCAGTTTGATGCGTCTTTTGATTCTGGGCTAGAGTTTGGGTCTTCGGTGAATTCTTTCACTAATTCCCTTCCTCTATCTTGATCGAACACATAAGAGTTCGGCAAGTTCTCAGTAACCTTCTGCAAGTATTTATGCAGAGGTTTAAGGAGAGCCTGAGAGAAGTAGTCAAATAAGGCTACAACTCTCGTTTTGTTCCCTGGCTGCGGTATAGCAGCAAGACGAGAACAAATTAGTTTCTTAGGGAGTGCTTTGTCAGGATTACTCGAGTTAGTTTCGACTAATTTCGCTGTGTCCTGAATATAAGAATATATGTCAGGTCGCTTTATCTCTTCGAGATAGTGAACGATACTATGGTTTACTTTGTCGTCAGCAATTATTGCTGCCGCATCAAGATGCGAAGACATTAGTCCGTCTAGCGAGAAATCGCTGTTCGGACCTTTGCTAGTTGTCTCATGGAGAACAACGTTACCAACAAAATCAACAGGTGAAACGTTTACCGGAATGTTTAACTTTCCGAGAATAGACGGTAAGGCCAAATCAAAACTTTCGATTTCCTTAAGGAAATCGTTGTTTCTGTTAGGGTGTCTAGTGATCGAACTGATATCAATATCTTTTGAGTATCCGTCTGCTAACCTAGAAATACTTAGTATCGTGTAAACGATATTCATGTATCTCTTATTATCTTTGAATTTCCTAAGAAATTTAAGATCTTTAGGGAACCCGTCTTTGAATGTCGAAAGACATTTCACAGGCTCTGGCTTGAGACCAGCGATATGCTTCAATGTGTACATACGTATATCATTGAATCGCTTCGTACCTTGGATTAATCCTCGGTGCTTGATTAAGTGGTTGAATAAGTTCTTTGTCGAGTCAATTAACTCTTCAAATGCCTTTACATCCATGTCAGTATAGACATGGTTGTAGACTTTACTCAACTTATGTTGAGAAGGATTGATCGTTCCGTGGATAGACTTAGACTTAACGAAAGTCTTTGTTGATTGGGCTGTAATACTACTGCCTCTCTTCCGAGAGACGCTTTTATTACCAAATCCGGAGATTCGGTTATTGTTGACTGAGGTCATATATAATTTAATCTCCTATACATAAATGTATAATATACTCTCTGGCTTCAG